CTGTTTGTAGCTACACCGATGTATGGTGGAATGGCACACGGTATGTACATGAAGTCGTGTCTAGACTTACAAAATATCATGAGTAAGTACGGCGTGGAAGTGAAGTTTTCATTCTTATTTAATGAATCTCTCATTACCAGAGCTAGGAATTACTTGGTTGATGAATTCTTGCGTTCAGAATGTACGCATATGCTTTTTATCGATTCAGACATTCATTATAACCCACAAGACGTCATTGCTCTGTTAGCATTAGATAAAGAAGTTATTGGTGGTCCTTACCCCAAAAAGTCTATCAATTGGAACAATGTGGCACTTGCTGCAAGAAATAATCCTGATATGCCACCTGGTGAATTGGATGGTCTTGTTGGTGAATATGTTTTCAACGTAGTAAAAGGTACATCACAATTCTCGGTTACTGAACCACTTGAGGTATTGGAGATCGGAACTGGATTCATGTTGATTAAACGTGAAGTATTCGGTAAAATGTCAGAGGCTTATCCTCTTATTCGTTATAAACCAGATCATGTTGGTCAAAAGAACTTTGATGGTACTCGTTATATTCATGCATATTTTGATACTGTAATCGATTCTGTTGACAGCATCACTGGTGGTGGTAGTGAACGATACTTGTCAGAAGATTATATGTTCTGTCAGATGTGGCGAAAGATTGGTGGTCAAATTTACCTGTGTCCTTGGATGAAGACGCAACATATTGGAAGTTATGCTTTCACAGGTAACATGGCAGCTATCGCACAGTATACCGGGAAAATGTAATGTTGATCGGTGTGGTGGGATTCATTGGTAGTGGTAAAGGTACTGTAGGAGATTTCCTTCAAGATCATGGTTTTATCCAAGATAGTTTTGCACGACCATTGAAGGACGCTGTTTCTATTATGTTTGGATGGCCTAGAGAACTTTTGGAAGGTGATACAGAGTTGTCTAGGCGTTGGCGAGAAGAACCTGACGCTTTCTGGAGTGATAGTTTCGGAAAAAGTTTCTCACCTAGAGATGCTTTACAACTTATGGGTACTGAAGCTGGCCGACAGGTTTTTCATCCTGATATTTGGGTGATATCTTTACTGAATCGGGCTAGAGGTAAAGATGTGGTCATTACCGATGTTAGATTTCAGAATGAGATTAAATACATTCAAGAAAACGGTGGTATTGTTATAAGAGTAAAGAGAGGTGATGATCCTGTTTGGTATAAGGATATGTCTCTACTTGTTACTGAGTCTTCCCGTTTAGAGTACATGTCAAAATTAAACATTCACCGATCCGAATGGGATTGGGTAGGATGTGATTTTGATTACTCAATTGACAATGACGGCAACATAGGTGATTTACGGAAGAAAATTGAAAATGTGTTGCAAAAACTTAAATAATGTGTTATATTATGATTTTACGGAGTAATTATGAAACTATCTACTGAAACAGTTAATTTACTGAAGAACTTTTCAAACATCAATTCGGGTATCGTGTTCCGACCAGGCAATACAATCAAGACTATTTCTACCAACAAAAACATTTTGGCTGAAGCGACAATCAAAGAAACTATTCCTTGTGAATTTGGAATCTATGATCTTAGTAAATTCATCAATGTTCTCTCTATGTATAAAGAGGAAGTTGATGTTGAATTTAAAGAACTGAGTGGTATCATTTCGGGTATGAGTGGTCGCAGTAATGTTGACTATCGTTTTTGTGCTCCAAAAATGATCAATGCTGCGCCAGAGAAACCTGTGGCGATGCCGGAATCAGAAATCAATTTTGATCTAACACAATCAGATTTCGATTGGATCATTCGTACTGCTTCTGTTCTTGGTTCACCTAATATTGCTGTTGTTTCAGATGGCACTAAAATTCAACTGATGACTTATGATGCAAGTAACGATGGTGAATCTACTAACACTTTGAATGTGGGTGAAGGAACTGGAGATAAATTTAAAATGATCTTCAAAACTGAAGCTCTCAAACTTATCCCTGGAACTTACGAAGTGAAGATTTCATCGAAAGGTGTGTCACACTTCAAGAACAAGGATATTTCCATTCAATATTGGATTACCATTGAGTCAGGATCAACATTCACTAAAGGTTGATTTATTTGTTTATTATATTATGGAGTATGTGAATGTTAGAAAAACTTTTGTGGGTAGAAGCGTATAGACCACAGACTATTAAAGATTGTATACTTCCTGAAAGACTGAAGAAGCCTTTTCAGGAGTATGTCAATCAGAAAAATATTCCTAATTTGATTTTGAGTGGCGGTGCAGGCGTAGGTAAGACTACCGTTGCTAAAGCATTATGTGAAGAAGTTGGTTGTGACTACATAGTTATCAACGGTTCAGATGAATCTGGTATTGATGTGTTTCGAAACAAGATTAAGACATATGCTTCAAGTATGTCCTTTTCTGGTGGTCGAAAGGTTATCATTATCGATGAAGCTGATTATTTGAATCCAAATTCAACTCAACCAGCTTTGCGTAATGCAATTGAAGAATTCTCTGACAATTGTTCCTTCATCTTTACTTGTAATTTCAAACAACGCATCATCGATCCTCTGCACAGTCGATGTGCTGTTATTGATTTTGCATTGAAAGGTACTGAAAAGACACAGATGGCTGGCCAGTTTTTCAAACGTCTCCAGTCTATTCTTAACAACGAAAGTGTGGAGTATGATGATAAGGTTCTAGTTGAACTTGTCAAGAAGCATTTCCCAGACTTCCGACGAACGATCAATGAGTTGCAGAGATATTCAAAGTTTGGTAAGATTGATGTGAATATTCTTACACAACTTGGTGATGTTGCAATTTCAGAGATTGTTAAGTTTTTGAAAGATAAAGACTTCAGATCAATTCGTTCATGGGTTGCATCTAATGATGTTGATCCTACGACTCTATATCGCAAGTTGTATGATGCTCTTTATGAAGTGTTGCAACCACAAAGTATCCCTCAAGCAGTTATCATCTTGGCGGATTATCAGTATAAGCAGGCCTTTGTTGCTGATCAAGAGATCAACACAGTTGCCTGTTTGACTGAACTTATGGTAAGTGTGGAATTCAAGTAATGAATGATTTACTTTATACGACATTTAGATGGATCAAAGATGACTTCAATTCTCATCCTTTTAGGTTTTTCATTGAGCTTGTGGCTTGGGCTATCAGTATTGGCTGTTCTATTACGATGGCGCTTACTGTACCCACTCCTCCGCTCATTATTCTTTATCCCATTTGGATTATTGGTTGTTCTATGTACGCTTGGGCTGCTTACACTAGGAAGTCATTTGGTATGCTTGCTAACTACTTGCTCTTGACCACAATTGATACTGTCGGATTGGTGAGGATGTGGTTATGAGTCCTTTTGATTTCGTGAATGACATTCTACAGACCAAAAAGAACTTGATTGTAGATGACCACACAGAGAGTTTATATAACCCTTTCCTGATTAATAGAAGTTTGTCCTATCACTATGACTGTCTAATGTATGCAAATGAAATGAACCGCAGACATCATATTGATAAAAAGATGCAGAATGATTTCCTTATAAATACAATTAGACCTCAGAAGAGGAAGTTTTCTAAGTGGATTAAGACTGAAAAGAGTGACGATATAGAATGCTTAAAACTATTTTATGGATTCTCTGAAGTTAAAGCTCGTGAAGTTTTGAGTCTCCTTGGTGACGAAGATATCAGAAAAATAAAAGAAATGACCGATATCGGTGGATTAAGGAAATGAAATGTATGATTTATCAAATTTTGTTGAGATAAAACTTATCGAACAAGATGATTTTTTGAAGGTGAAAGAAACTCTTACACGAATAGGAGTATCTTCTCGTAAAGAAAGAATTTTGTACCAGTCTTGTCATATTTTACATAAACAAGGACATTACTATCTGGTACATTTCAAAGAGATGTTTGCATTAGATGGTAAACCATCCAACATTTCAGAGAATGATATACAGAGAAGGAATGCGATTGCAACTCTTTTAGAAGAGTGGGGACTGGTAGAAATACTCAATCCACAGATCATGTTAAATAATGTGGCTCCTATACATCAAATTAAGATTATCTCTTATAAAGAAAAAGATGATTGGGAGTTGGTTAGTAAGTACAATATGGGAAAAAAGAAAGAAATTTATTAATTAATGGTGATTGATATGAAACTATTGCGACTGAAGAATGTCTATACAGGAGAAGTTGTTATCTGTGAAGATATCAATGATGTGACTGAAGGAAACGGAATAGTTTTCATCAGAGTCTTCAGGGAAGAATACCCTCATAGAACTTTTTTAGTTAATAAAGAAGCGTTCAAGGTTTTACCTGAACGATAAGGTGTCCACCTTAGGATCCGTTCTGTTGCTACGGTAAAAGGCGTCCGAGAAATTTCACTGGCATTCGTTAATTGCCGCTGGATAAAGTAACCAGCATTCTACGCCTAATGGGTAGAAATTTTAACTCGCTTAACAAGGAGATTTAACATGTCTTTAACTTTTAGAAGTCCAAACTTTGTTGGTTTTGATCGTCTCTTAGACACTTTTGATATGATGGCCAACACTCAAAGTACCGCATTTCCACACCACAATATTATCCGAAATGAGAATAAGTATACAGTAGAACTTGCTGTCGCTGGATTCTCTGATAGAGATATTGATATTGAGGTTGAGAAAAATGTACTTCATATCAGAGGCAATATTTCGAAGCAAGAAACCGATGATAAGGCAGAATATTTGCATAGAGGTATAGCCAACCGATCATTTCACAAATTGGTAAGACTTTATGATACCATTGAAGTGACTGGTGCCGACTTGAATAACGGTATACTTACCGTACAATTACAGGATGTTATTCCCGAAGAAAAGAAACCTAAAAAGATTCCTTTGGGTAATGTGAGCAAAAAACAACAACTATTGAACGAATAAAAAAATAGTAGTTGACTTTCGGTGTTTTTTCTGTTATAATGTATTATTGATTATGGGGTTATTATGAGAGTATCTGTTGCATCCGATTTGCATCTTGAATTTGGTAACATTGAACTAAAAAACACCGAAAATGCTGACGTTCTAATTCTGTCTGGTGACATTTGTGTTGCTAGTAAATTTTCCAATAAACCTGAATACTTAAAGTTTTTTGAACAAGTCTGTTCAGAATTTAATGAGGTATTGTATGTTATGGGAAATCATGAACACTATGATGGTGACTTTGCAACAAGCAAAGACATTCTACAAGAACACCTTTCACACCTTAAAAATTTACACATCCTAGAAAAGGAAACTTTTCAG